GGCGGCATGGTCATCACGACCGACTACGCGCTGACCATCAAGTCGAGCGTGTACCCCAATTTGAAATATGCCGACAGTCTGACCGTCGACGGCGCCGCGTTCACCGTGCGCGAAGTCCGCGCCCAAGACGACGGCAAGTTCAGCATCGTTTACCTGTCGAAAGTCTGACCATGGCCAGCAAGCGCGAAACCATCCTGGCACGCATCGTGACGGCATTGGCCGGCACCACTGGCGTCAGCACCCGCATCTATCGCAGCCGCGTTGAGCCATTGGCCCGCGGCGAAGCACCGGCCATCGTGGTCGAGCCTGTCAGCGACACAGCCCAGCAAGACACGCTGGGCACGCTGATGTGGACGCTGACCTTCCGCGTGTCCGTCATCGTGCGTGGCGCTGTTCCTGACCAGCTGGCTGACCCTGCCATGCTGGACGTCCACAGCAAGCTGATGGCCGACGACACGCTGGATGGCTTGGTCATTCAGTTGCTGCCCAGCACCGTTTCGTTTGAATCAATCGAGGCCGACCAACCCGCTGGTGTCGTGTCCGCAGAATTCACGGCGCAGTATCGAACAGCGCTTAATTCCCTGAGTTAAAATCCGAACACTACACGCGAGGTCTTCACCATGTCACTTCTCACCCGCAAACGCACCATCCTGGCCAAGTTGGAAACAACCTACGGCACCGACCCAACACCATCGGGTTCGGCCAATGCCATTTTGGTCCGCAATTTGTCGATCACACCTTTGAACGCTGAGAACGTCAGCCGCGACTTGGTGCGCCCTTACCTTGGCGCATCTGAGCAGCTGATCGCGTCGGCTTATGTCGGCGTCGAATTCGAGGTCGAGATGGCTGGTTCAGGCACGGCCGGCACAGCGCCAGCATACGGCCCGCTGCTTCAGGCTTGCGGCATGACTGAAACCGACGGCGTCAGCGATGTGACATACACACCGAAGTCGGCATCGTTCGCATCCGTCACGATGTACTACAACGTGGACGGCGTGCTGCACAAAGTCACCGGCGCCCGCGGCAACGTGGAACTGGTCATCAACGCGCGCCAGATCCCCGTGTTCAAATTCACGTTCACCGGCTTGTATAACGCGCCAAGCGACGCATCTGCGCCGTCCGTGACATACACAGCGTTCCAGACGCCAGTGGCCGCCAACAGCGACAACACGACTGGATTCAGCCTGTTCAGCTACGCCGCCGCGTTGGAATCTTTGAACGTCAACTTCAACAACGCCATCCAGTACCGTTCATTGATCGGCGCTGAAGACGTGCTGATGACTGACCGCCAAGTCAACGGCCAGGTGGTGTTCGAAGCGCCGACCATTGCCGCCAAAGACTTCTTCAGCTTGGCGCTTGGCAACACATTGGGCGGCTTGGACATCACCCACGGCACAGCGGCCGGCAACATGGTGCAGATCGTGTCGAGCCGCGTCGATGTGTCGAACCCAAGCTATCAGGACCAGAACGGCATCCAGATGCTGCAAGTGCCGATCACGTTCGTGCCAAGCACCAGTGGCAACGACGAAATCAGCATCGTGGTCAAGTAAACCACCATGCCCCAACCCTAGCCCGCTACCCAGCGGGCTTTCCCATTTGAAAGGTTCAAAATGTTCAAGATCAGCAAAGTCACCCAGTACAAATGGCCAGTCGCTGTTCACTTCCCAGTGGATGGCGGACGCACCGAAAAAAGCACGTTCGACGTGACGTTCAAGCGCCTGTCGCAAACGCGCATTCAAGAGATCAGAACAGCCATCGAAAAGTCAGAGATCACCGACGTCGAGCTGGCACGCGAAGTGATGGTGGACTGGTCTGGCGTGACCAATGACGACGGCGACGTGCCGTTCAGCGAGAGCGCCCGCGACGACATGCTGGACATCCCCATGGTGGCCAGTTCGGTCGTCATGGCGCTGTTCGAAAGCATCAGCGGCGCCAAGCGAAAAAACTAACAGACGCCGCCCAGCACTGGGCATCGGGCGGCGTGAAAGACGAGACAGCCAGCGACCTGGCTGCCTTCGGTGCGCCCGCTGAGTTCATCGACAGCATCGACACGACACAACACGAATTCGAGGTCTGGGAAGAAAACGCGGATGCCTTGGTCATGTTCATGAAATTGCAGACGCAGTGGAATGTGATCGAAGGCGGTTTCATTGGTCTGAATTACCAGAGCGTTCAGTTTCTATTTACAATCGGGGCAGTGGCCAACCAGGCCGAAATGATGGACGACCTGCAGGCCATGGAGATGGCAGCGCTGCAGGTACTGAACAAACGCAAGGACTGACCCATGGACATGAATGTCGCGCTGAAGATTTCCGCTGGCGTCACAGGCCAGCAGGCTGTCGACCAGCTGCGGACTACCATGGACCGCTTGGATGGCACCGTCAGCAAGGTTCGCGGCGCATTCATGGCCTTGGGTGGCGCCGCGGTGCTGACGGGTTTTGTGGGCGTCATCAAGGGCGCCATCGACACAGCCGATAAGCTGAACGACATGCGCCAGAAGACCGGCATTGCGGTCGAGGAACTGGACGCGCTGGGTCTGGCCGCACAGATGAACGGCACGACGCTGGACGCCGTTTCTGGCGCGTTGGCCAAGCTGGCAAAGAATATGTCAGAGGCAGCCGGCGGCGGCCGCGAGGCAGCAGCAACATTCGCGCAGTTCGGCATCGGCGCCGAAGAACTGCGCAACGGCAGCATCAGCACCACAGACGCCTTGGCCAAGATCGCGGACAAGATTTCAGCCATGCCAGATGGCTGGGAAAAGGCCGCCGCTGCACAGCGCGTCTTTGGCAAGTCAGCAGCTGAGATCATCCCATTGTTGAACGCTGGCGGCGACGCCATCCGTGACGCAGGCGCAGAGCTGGATCGCTTGGGTGGTCGCTTCACTGGCGCTATGGCCAGCGCTGCTGACGAGTTCAACGACAACCTGACCAAGATCAACCGTTCGGTGTCCATGCTTGGCATGAACATGGCGAACGAGCTGCTGCCGCAGCTGAATTTCTTGGCCGAAACAATGCTCAAAGCCAGCGGCACTGGCGGCATGTTCGATGTGTTTATGAAGGGCCTGCGCACCGCGTTTGAAACCATCGTGGTGCTGGCGGCGAACGTCGGATACGTGCTGGTGCAGATCAAGAACGAGATGGTCGGCATCGTCCAGCAAATGGGCGCGCTGGCCAAACTGGACTTCAAAGGGTTCAGCGACATCGGCGCACGAATGCGCGCCGAAGCAGCAGCAGCCCGAAAGGACATCGACGCGTTCAGCGAACAGATGCTGAATGGCGGCCGTCCGTCGGCTGGTGGTGGTCGTGGCTTTGTGAACCCTGAATCGGTCAAGGCCGCAGCTGGCGGTGGCGCACGTTTCGACTTCGGCGCTGGCAAGGAAACAGAATTCGACAAGCTGAAAAAGTCCCTAGAGGAACAGCTGGCAAAAACTGGCGAACTGACCAAGGCCGAGGAACTGCTGCGCACGTTGCAAAACGAGCGCTACAAGGACGTGAGCAAAGGCCAGCAACAGCAGCTGGTAAACATCGCCAAGCAGATCGACGGCGCGCAGACACTGCAAAAGATCCAGGAGCTGGCACGCAAAGAAGCCGGCGCCATCGAAATGCTGCGCCTGGAAGGTCAGCAGGTGAACATGACCGCCCGCGAATATGAAAAGCTGGTGGCGGCCAAGCAGCACGAATTGGAAGTGTCCGAGGCCACCAAGAAGATGAACGCCGATGACGCCGCACGCTACCGCGAAGTGGCCGACGCGCTGTTCAAGCAAAAGGAAGCGATCAAGCAGGTCAACTACGAACAGTCGCGCACATTCGAATCCGGCGCCAAGCGCGCGTTCAACAGCTACATCGAGCAAATCACCGACGTGTCACGCGCAACCGAACAAGCGTTCGGAAACGCGTTCAAGGGCATGGAAGACGCGCTGGTCAATTTCGTGATGACCGGCAAACTGAATTTCAAGTCGCTGGCCAGCAGCATCCTGGCAGATATGGCCCGCATGCTGATCCAGCAGCAGATCATGGCGCCGCTAATGATGTCTGCACGCGCAGCGTTCGGCTTTGCCAACGGCGGCATCATGACCGACGGTGGACCGCTACCACTGAAACAGTACGCCAATGGCGGCATCGCCAACAGCCCACAGCTGGCCGTGTTCGGTGAAGGCCGCATGCCGGAAGCCTACGTCCCACTGCCAGACGGCCGAACCATCCCCGTCACAATGCAGGGCGGAGCCGGTGGCGGCAGCGTCAACAACGTGACCGTGAACGTCAGCGTCGAAAAGGGCGGCGAATCTGCCACTGGCGACCAAGGCGCAGACAACCTTGGCCGCGTCATTGCGAACGTGGTCAAGACCGAGCTGATCAATCAAAAACGCCCTGGCGGGCTGCTGGCATAAGACATGGCAACATTCACCTATACCCCAGACTTCGGCGCCCAGGCGGCCTACAAACCACGCGTGCGCGTCACCCAGTTTGGTGACGGCTACGAACAACGCGTCGCAGACGGCATCAACGTCCGCGCCCAGGTTTGGAACCTGCAGTTCAACAACCGCACCAACACTGAGGCCGGCAACATCCTGACGTTTCTGGCCACGCGCAATGCGGTCGAGGCGTTCGACTGGACGCCACCCAACGAAAGCACGGCGATCAAGGTGGTGTGTCGTGAGTGGTCCAAGACGGTCGCACGCGCAAACCTGAACAACGTGTCAGCAACATTCCAGCAGGTATTCGAGGCATGACATCAGCAGCCATCACCACCGAGATCCAAAAACTTGAACCGTCGGCCATTGTCGAGCTGTTCGAAATGGACGCCACGGCGTTCGGCGGCGATCTGCTGCGCTTTCATGCAGGCACGAACGGTTTGTCAGGTAACGTGGTGTGGAAGGGCAACACCTATACAGCCTACCCAATCAAAGCCAGCGGCTTTGAATTCTCAGGCAACGGCCAACTGCCACGACCGAAGCTGACTGTGTCAAACGTCACCGGCGCCATTACGCTGATGGTGCTGACGTACGACGACCTGCTGGGGGCGAAGATCACCCGCAAGCGCACCATGGCGAAATACCTGGACGCGGTGAACTTTCCAGGCGGTACGAACCCATACGCTGACACCACGGCTGAATTCCCAGACGACGTGTTCTTTATCGACCGCAAGGCCACCGAGACACGCGACCTGGTGGAATTCGAGCTGGCGGCGGCATTTGACGTCACCGGCGTTTTGTTGCCACGTCGCCAGATCATTCAAAACGTCTGCGTGTGGAAATACAAAGGCACCGAGTGCGGTTACAGTGGCACCAAATACTTCGACGCCAACGACCAGCCTGTCGGCAGTTCTGGGTTGGACGTGTGCGGCAAACGCCTGAGTAGCTGCAAACTGAGATATGCCAGATTCGTCAGCGGTCGTTTTGGCACTTTCCAAGTGATAGACCCTCTGCCTTTCGGTTCATTCCCAAGCGCCGGCCTGGTCCGATGAATGAACAGACCAAGGCGGACATCATCCTGCACGCGCGCGCGGAGTACCCACGCGAGGCTTGCGGGCTGCTGATCGTCTGGCAAGGCAAAGAACGCTATAAGCCATGCCGCAACATTGCGGTGGGCACAGACCAGTTCGTGCTGCACCCGCAGGACTATGCCGAAGCCGAGATGGCCGGCGACATCATTGCGGTCATCCACAGCCATCCAGATCTGTCGCCAGAACCATCCCAGTCAGACCGTGTGGCATGCGAGGCCAGCGGCCTGCCTTGGCACATTGTGTCGGTGCCATCAGAGCAATGGGGCTACATGGAGCCGGACGGCTACCAGGCGCCACTGGTCGGACGCGAATGGTCGCACGGTGTGCTGGACTGCTATTCGATTATTCGTGACTGGTATCAGCAGGACCGCGGCATCACCCTGCCCGACTTCGGCCGCCACGACGAATGGTGGCTGCGAGGCGAAAACCTTTACATGGAGAACTTCGGCGCCGCTGGGTTTGCCGAAGTTACCCAGGACCGTCTGCAGCCTGGCGACGTCATCCTAATGCGCATTTTTAGCCCAGTGCCGAACCACGGCGCGGTCTACTTGGGGGATAATCAGATCATCCACCACGTACAGAA